CCTTACCCTGTAAGGGTTTCTAGCTATCATTTTAGGAGTGAACGACATGGAATCATTGTTTAACGTGTGGGCAGATGGTCAGCATTCAAAAACCACCATCTTGGCAAACAGTATGCCCGATGCACTTGATATATTTTGCGCCCGACATGGGTTTATAGACCACGCCGACTATTGCCAAGAAAAGCAATTGACAGAATCCAATATCAACATTCAAGAGGTCACAAGGTGAAAAAACTATTGTGGACCCTGATACAAGGCCTTATCGGCGCTGCCGTATGGGGTCTTCCCTTTATCTACTATTTTTGGAGCATGAAACCATGAAAAAGCAAACTTACGTTCAGGCGCTTATGCGTCAACCAGTAGCATGGATAAAAGCCAGTGCGGCCACGCCTAATGGTCACATGACGCCTATGCATATTTTGCTGCATTATGTGGCGCTTCGCAGAATGGGGGAGATATGACCGACTATGACGATTGGCGCGACGATGCGCGAGACCAGGCCCGACTTATGGCCGATGATGGCCCTGATGATGGTGAACTAGGCATATGCCCTGCCTGTAGCGGGTCTGGTGAAGGGATGCATGAGGGTACTACGTGCTATAGCTGCAAAGGGGCGGGAGAATGTTAGACCACGACATTACCGACAAAATCCACCACCTGATGCACCTATATGCATGGTGCAGCCAGGAGGCAATGGAGTACTTGTACTATGAACCGCACGACCCGGTAGACTGGCTCGGCACCCGGTGGGAGGGTGAACCATGCTGATGGCCGCCCTATTTGCCGCCCTGCTGGCGCTGCTGCTTAACTTGTAACGATACCTGAAACGATACCAAGCCCGACTAACCCTCGGGCTTTGTCGTTTCTATCTGCCGTTTAGCATCCTCGAAACCACGCCCTACGATAACCCGGTGGCCGATACTCTCTAGATACTCTATCCAGTCTTTCTGTACTGGCGACACCACGCCGCCCGATTCTTTTTTCATTTCAACCCATAGGTTCCAGGCGGGGATGCAAAGGTCAGGCACCCCAGGGGTTACCCCTTCGGCCTTCAGCGCAGCCCCTTGGCTGGCCCCACGATGGCCCCCATTTGGCACGGCGAAGATTCGGGTATCAGGGTAAGTTCTGCGAAACCAAGACACAAGCCTGACCTGCTGTAAATGTTCGGACTCCATACTAAAAGGGTACTTCCCAGACCCACAAGTCGCAACCCCCAGGTTCATTTGCAAACTCTGGTGACGGTGCATCGCCAAACTCGGCGCAAACCCCGTCGGGCCTGTAATAGTCGCAAGTATGGCAAACCCTTGGCGGCTCGGCCTTCAAGGTGGCGCGGTAGTGTGTAACGATTGCGGGTTCTGGGTGACGGGTATTCATTGGTTCCATGTCCTTTTTAGTACGGTAAAAAAACGGCCTTCACGCTTAAATTCAACGGCGCTCGGTGGCCTGCCCTCGGTCATTTGCTGGGCCATCTGGTGCAGTTCCGATACCCCATAGTCCAGCGTGACGCCTGCCTGATGGGCAACCTCGGCCAGCAGCCTGCGCGACTTTTCGCCTGCGTACCCGTCGTGCGTCACTGCCAGATATTCGGTCACTGGCGGGTCTGACAGACCACCGTAGTACGTCACGCTCAACATCTCCCGGCCACTGGCTCGGCTTATATGCTTGCGCCATGTCCAGCTACTGACTTCCAAGTCAGTACCGTCCTGCCCCATAATGTCCAGATTGTGCAGGCGCAGCGCGGGGCGCTCGGGTTCGGGGAATGCCTCACCACAAGCCGGGCAGACCCTCACCGATAAGGCGCAGATTTCCTGACAGTGGTCACACACCTTCACCGGCGCTTCGCCCTGCTTGTCTCCCTTCTTTGGTGGTGGTCGTACGGCAGTGATTGGCCCATGCTGTTCCACCACGCCAGCAAAGTCTAGGACTAGGCAGTCAGTCTTACCCGGCGCGATCCGCAGGCCACGCCCGGCCATCTGCACATACAAGCCGGGACTCATGGTTGGCCTCAGCATAGCTATCAGATCAATCCCAGGCGCGTCGAAACCCGTTGTCAATACGTTGGCATTGGTTAAGGCCCGAATGCGCCCCTGCTTAAAGTCGGTCAGGATGCGGTCACGTTCATTGCTTGGCGTCTCGCCGGTCACGCATTCAGTGTTGATGCCTTGGGCTTGCAATGCGGTGGCAATATGCTGGGCATGGGCAACCCCGGCGCAAAATATCAACCAAGACCGGCGCTCGGCCCCCAGGCGCACTATCTCAGCAGCCACCTTTCGGTTTTTGTCGGTGGTGTCCACCGCAGCCTGTAATTCGGCCTCGATGTACTCGCCGCCACGCTTATGCACCCCGTCCACTTCCAACTTGGTGGTGGTAAGTTTGCTTCTCAGGGTTGATAGAAACCCTTTGTGAATGAGTTCCTCAATGCTCACCGGCTCAATCAAGGCGTCGAATATGGCGGGTTTGTCGGTAATGTATCCGTGGCCCAGGCGGTAAGGCGAGGCGGTCAGGCCTATCACCCTCACGTTCGGATTTGTCCGATAGATGTCCGATAGAAGTGTCCGATAGCCGCCTTCATCCTTGTGGCTCACCAGATGAGCCTCATCTATGATAACCAAGTCAACATGGCCTATTTCCTTGGCCTTGTTCCTGACAGATTGGATGCCTGCGAAGGTTATCGGTTCGCCCAATTCTTTCTGGCGCAACCCGGCAGAGTAAATGCCCATTGGCGCGTTGGGCCAGTGTTGGCGCATCTTTTCGGCGTTCTGCTCAATAAGTTCGCGCACATGGGTCAGCATCAAGATGCGAGTTTCGGGCCAAGATTGCAGCGCGTCCTTGCACAAGGCGGCAATGATGTGAGACTTACCTGACCCGGTTGGCAGCACCAAACAAGGGTTGCCGGTGTTGCCTGCCTCGAACCATGCGTAAAGTTGATCGATGGTGCGGGTTTGGTAGTCACGGAGCATCAAAGTCCCCCAAGGAGTCGGTAGGCGGCAGCTGCTTGGAGCGGGACTTGCGCGTTACCCAATCCTTTGAGTCGGTGAACCCGATTGGGAATCCCATCAGATGTTCTACCCACTGAGGGTTCAATCGCCCACCATCCTTCTCCACTGCCCAATCCAGCATATCCATGCGGCTCTTGCCGTCCTTGCGTATCATTTGTCTCCCCCCCCCCTTGTGAATACGGGCCGTTGGCGTAGGCCACATCCGCACATAACCCGCAAGGCCAAGCATTGAGCTCGACCCGTCCTCGTTCTTCCTGCGAACCGTCCCCGTACTGGTCTGGAAATGTTTTCCGTGTTTCGCTCGGCGCTCCAGTTCGGGATCTGAGCTCGTCGGCGTAGGTAGCCAAGAGAAACCATCTGTCTCTGTGATGCGGCGCTCCGACATCGGATGCGCGTATGCAAAGCCACCTTGTGTCATACCCCAGCGAGGCCAAGTCTCCAAGTACGGTTCCGAGTCCGTTAGAAAGGATTGCTGATACGTTCTCCAAGAACAACTGTTTTGGTCGTACCACGCTAGCGATTCGCAAGACTTCACGGTAAAGACCTGATCGGGTTCCATCAGATACGCCTGCTTGCTTTCCAGCGACACTAATGTCTTGGCAAGGGAATCCCGCATGAATAATGTCCACGATGCCGGTGTACTCGGATGGATCAAACAATTGAACATCCCCCTCCCACACTCGCAAGCCGGGGAACCATCCGTCTGCTGCGCGTTCTCTGAGGATTTGACAGGCATAGGCATCCCACTCAACAGCGACAACTGGGGTGTGTCCAAGGATGAGGTCGGCAAGGAGTCCACCGCCGTGACCTGCAAAAAGGTGCATGGTTCTTGTTTCATGTTTCACCCCACTACCCTTCCATCCCACTCTTTCCGCAACGCCATAACCTGCGGATCAGCAGCCACGCAGGCCGCAGCATTAGCCAGCAGTTCCTTTGACCCATACACCCCCTCACCCGGCTCACCGTTGGCAATGCCTTGTCCTTCAATCTCATAGACTGCCACCCAATCGCTTGGCCCTTCCAAGCGTTTCCACGGCACCAAGTCAGGATGGATAACGTGAGACTCGCAGCCTGTAAGTTGCGCGTCAGTTGGCACAATGGCGTCCCACTTGGCGCAGTGCCATGTCGAATCAGACAATGGCGTGATGTGGGCGCAGGTACGGCAGTTGACCTGCTTTGTGGTCTTTGACCCGTGGCAGAAGTCATGGCCTGCACACATCTTGCATTCAAACCAAGTCGGGTCAGTGCTTATCGGTGGTGGCAGGCGGTCAGTCAGCGCCAGCCTTTGGCCCTTGTCAATTGCCTTGATGGCATGGTCACGGTCATACTCCAGCCGCTCGGTGTAGATGCGGTCATCGTCTTTGCAGACGGCAACATACAAGGCGCGTTTCAGTTCAGTGCCGTGCATATAGACCTGACATTGGGTGTAGTGCTGGGGCTTAGACTTTGCCACGCCATTCTTCTCTAAGTCATTGAATGACTTCAGCGAATGGGTCTTGAACTCCAGAACGTGTTCAGTCTTTGGCGCACCCGGCACACCCTTGCCAATACCGTCTAGGCTCCCGCTAACGTGACTGCCAAAGTTCACCCGGCGCTGGGTTCCTGATACGCTCATGCCAATAGCGCGGAGATCGCTGATGATTTGCGCTTCCTCATTGAAACCACGCCGGAACAGTCGCAGGATCCTGCCTTGGAACTTCTCAACCACCGCCCAGCGAAACGACAGCCAAAGCCAGCGTTCGCAGTGATGGCCCAACGTACTGCAACCCATGTGAGCGCGGGGCTTCTCGGCTCTTGATTGATGGGCGGAGTCAATCAATGAAGTTATGGTAATCTCTGGCTCTGGTATTTGCACGGTGTTTTCTCCTGTTAGTTGTTGCTCATGTTGACCCCGCCGTTAAAAGCGGGGTCTTTTTTTGCTTATTTTTTAGCCCAAGGCGGCGCGCTCTTCGCAGCAGGCGCACCAGCAGCAGGCCCAATAGGCTTGAACGGGGCTACAGCAGCCGGTGTCACGCCACCCAAGGCACGGTAGCCTTTGATCTCATTCCCGGCGTACTCACCCGTTTTGACCACCAGCTTGATGCCAAGGTTGCCGCCAATCAGTTGGTCAGTGTCCTGCACCTTTGCCAAGCCAATGGCTCGCATGATCTCGCCAAGCTGCTGGCGTCCGATCTCTTCCGCCTTAGTGCTGGCGTTCTTGATGTTGAGATTGCCAAAGATAACCCGGCCCTGATGCGACGGGCCGGTGATGGTGTACTTGACAGCAATGTACTTGCCGTCTCCAGCCTTGGTAGCCTTGATCTCAGCGCCTGTGATGCTGGAGTTGTACCAGCCCTCAGGCAATGGCTCAAAGTTGGAGGTGGAAACGGGCAGCGAGTCAACGCTGAATTCTTCGTCGAGGAAAGCCATGATTATTCCTTTGTGATAGTGAAAGTGGGGCGTCCAGGGGTGGACGTAATAGCACCAATCAGAGGCCCGGTCACGGCGTCAGCGGCCGCGCTCCATGCCTTTGCATTGATTTCGGGCTTCCAGCGGAAAAGGCTGGAAAGGTGTTCGGACAGACCAGCTTCAGCGGCCAGCATCTGGAGTTTATCGGCGTCAATCTTTTTGTTGATGCGGCCCTCGGTCTTGATGACGTAACCGTCAATGGCGTGTTTGACAGTGCCATCCAAGTCCTTTGGTATGCCGAAAGTCTCGACCATCAGGTCTTCCAGTTCCCGGCGCTCGGCAACTGCCGTGGCTTCTAATTTTTTGGCGTCAAGCCAGCGTTGATATAAAGTGTTCATTGGGTGTACTCCAGTGCTTGCAGTTTGCTGATCTTTTCGTTGATTTGGTAGATTGACTTTGCAAAATCATCTTGCGCTTTTTGTTTGAGAGCCTGCAAGGCCGCGATCTTTTGAGCGGTAGGATCGTAGTTTTCAGGCGCGTCAAACTCAACTTCTTGTTGACCGACATAAGTGCGGTCTTCGGTGTCATCCATCTTGAATGAGGCAATTCTGTATTGCCCTTCTTCTTCCCACTCAAACTTTTGATAATGGACATGGGCCATGATTTTGATCTTCATGCCACACCCCCGATTTTGTTGATGATCTCGCCCAGGTCAGGCGCTTCCCAGCCACCCAGCTTGCCGCTACGGTCTTTGGCAAGCCACAGGCCGTCGCTGTCGCACATCAAGGCGCGTTGGGTATTGCCCTCGGCGTCCTTCTCAACCCGCAGCGCCAAGACCTCATCAAAGAAATAGGGCAAAGCCTGCCCGGTCTTGATACCCGGCATGGAAGGCGAATACAGCACCCGGCCCATTTCATCCTGAGTCTTCTCCAGCTTGGCTGTCATCAGGACATGGCGTCCGGGCAGGTCACGGAAGGCCCGAATAATGTCGGCCATCTGTTCCTGCATTGCGCCATAGGCAGCGCGTGGGTCTTTGTTGACCTTTTTTTCGTGATTCAGACAAACTTCTGCAATCTCCGAGATAGAGTCCAGCGCCACTGATTTGTGGTCTGAATCCGCTACCCAAGCGTAAGCCTCACGCAAGTCTTCCATGCTGGTGATCTCCAGATACGGCAGGTCAGCGTCCTGTAAAGACAGCAACCCACCTTCAGCAGACAGAACCACGGGATGCGGTAAAGTCTTAATCAAGCTGGTCTTGCCAGCCCCTGCTTGCCCGTAGACAAGCAGCTTGACACCGTTGGCTGCAAGGCCGCCAGTACGTTTTAACGAAATAGCCATGTTGGCTCTCCTAAGTTGCGCTTCCGTCTGTAACTCAGTTCGAAGCGTGGTTGCAGTGTAGCACAGGATCATGGTACAGTGTCAACAACTTTATGACGAAAGATGATAAATAAATGGCAGACCTCTCAAATATTCTCGGTGGTCCTTGGTCGCCGCCCTCTCAAAAGCACGTTGATGCGCCTGACATACAACTCAAAGATGCCATGCTTGGCGCTGGGTTAAAGCCACCGGACATCATCCACCTTGACGGCAAGTTGCACCGTTTTAACAGTGGCACCAAGGGCGAGAAAGGTCACGACAAGCCGGGTTGGTATGTGGTCTTCTCCGATGGCGTACCGGCTGGGCGCTTTGGCTGCTGGCGCTCAGGGTTTGAGTCATCGTGGAAAGCAGACATTGGCCGCAGCCTGACGCCGGTGGAGGAGATGGCGCAGTCCCGGCGCTTGGCGGAGGCCAAGACCCAGCGGGATGCCGAGGTGAAAAAGGCGCGTGAGGTAGCTGCCAACACCGTTGATCTCATTTGGTCGCAGGCAGGGGCAGCAAGCGCAGAGCATCCCTATTTGCAACGCAAAGGCATCAAGACGCATGGCGCACGGATTACAGGCGACGGCAGGCTGATGGTGCCTCTGTACAACTTAGATGGCGAACTATCTAGCATCCAATACATTGACCATCAAGGTGGAAAGCTGTATCACCCTGGTGGACAGACCGGCTCGATGTATTGGCTGGTCGGCAGCATGGATGACGCCACAACGCTGTACATTGCCGAGGGATTTGCAACCGCAGCCACCATAGCGGAGGTGACAGGCCAGCCTTGCGCGGTGGCTTACAGCGCCAGTAACCTAGTGCCGGTGACCGGGATTCTCAAAGAAGGCCATCCCACGCTGGACATTTGCATCGTGGCTGACCATGACGCTAGTGGAGTTGGGCAGCGCTACGCCGAACAGGCTAGCGCAAAGTTTGGGGTACGCATGACAACACCGCCAGTGCCGGGGGATGCTAATGATTACGTCCAAGCGGGGCATGATTTGGCTCTGTTGCTCAAGCCGCCTGCACCAGTGATGGACTACCTTATCCATGCCGACGGATTTTCAGCGCAGCCAGCGCCCATTTCGTGGCTTGTAAAGCACTGGATACAGGATAAGGCCTTGGTAATGGTGCATGGCCCCAGCGGTGGCGGCAAGACGTTTGTTACCTTAGATTGGATGCTGCACATTGCATCAGGCAAAGCCACTTGGTTCGGCCACAAGGTCAGACCCGGCAACATGGTGTATTTGGCTGGTGAAGGCCATCACGGCCTGCGCTCACGGATTGCAGCCTGGAAGCATCACAACAGCGTCAGCAACCTCAATATGTGGGTCAGCAAGTCAGGCGTAGACCTTAACACTGCCGAGGGGTACTTGAAGGTGGTGGAGGCCATACGGGTGCTCAAGATCAAGCCTGATGTGATCACGGTGGACACCTTGCACCGCTTTATGGCTGGTGACGAAAACAGCGCCCAAGACGCCAAGACCATGCTGGACGCCTGCGCGGCACTCATGCAAGAGTTTGGCTGCACCGTCATCTTGGTTCACCACACAGGCGTTTCAGAGGAAGCCCAGCACCGAGCGCGAGGCTCATCCGCATGGCGTGGAGCCTTGGACATTGAGATCAGCGTCATACCCGCCAAGGGCGACAAGTCCATTGAAATCGTGCAGCGCAAAAGCAAAGACGCCGAGATGGCAGCGCCGGTCTATGTTGACCTGGAATCGGTGGCAATACCCGGTTGGCTGGATGAAGATGGCGAGGCCGTTACCAGTGCGGTGGTGGTGAAGGGCGAAGTGCCAGAGTCCAAACAAAAGGATAAGTCGCTTGGGTTTGGCGACTTTGAGAAGGCTTGGTGGTCATCAGGCGCGGAGGAGCGAGGCGGCGCACCTTACCTCACCAAGTCAGTGCTGCGCGACTACGCCGTTGCCAATGGCATATCAAACTTTGCCGGGGCGCTTGCAGCCGGTTCACGCCGCAATCTGATTGATGGCAAGAACGCCCGATACATCAGCAACCTGCTGGACGCTAAGTTGATTGAAGTCCATGAAAACGGCTGGATCGTGATCGACCCTGGTACAGCATCAGGAATGATGTTGAAGAAATAGTTATTCTGTGCTAAACTTCTTGACATGAACAGACTAACCCAACTCAAAGCTAAGTTGAGGGCTGCACAAGCCGAACTTGCAATCCGCACCCGAACGCACAACAGTGCGAGTCGGGCTTACAACAAGGTGACTGCCCATATCACCGAACTGGAGAAGAGAATTGCTGACTTGGAGAAAATTTCAAAGTGAATTGCCCAACTACAGTGAGGCCGACTTGTTGGCTTTGCTGGACGAGGAACGATTGAAGCACCGCAGAGTGTCCATGCTAGAGCGTATTCACCAACGCTACTGCACCTTACGCGCCAGCCGGGAACGGATGGAGATACTAAAAGAAGGAAAACGACCATGACCCTAATGCAACAATTTAAGAGGATGAGTAGGCGGCTTACGCCAGTCGAGATGGCAGCTACTGAACTTGCAGAGGCTGAACTGCACCGGCTGGAGGCCCACAGTGCGGTGGAGTACGCCACCAGTGTGGTCAGCTACAAAGACGCTAGGATTAAGCGCCTGCGGAAGTTCTTGGCTGATGCGGAGAAGGCAGTATGACTGCTATCCCATCAAAGTATTTTGGCATTGGGCCGTACCGGGCTGAACAGATAGGGCCAGTTTGGTGGGCTGTGATGAATCGGCACGGCATCAACTGTTTGAATTTTCTGGAGAAGCCTGGTGCCGTTGTGACGACTGAGCCACACGCCAAACGGATAGCAGATGAGTGGAACGCCAGAACCAAACCATTCCCCGAGCGCGTTAAAACCTATGTTGCGCCAGTGACCATTCCGATGACCGACGCCGATATGGCATCTTATGTGTTAAGCCGCCGGTATAACTGGGAGACTAAACGATGGGCATGAACGTCTGGCCCTTCCCCACTGAATTACCACCAGCCGTGCCAATGGGCAAGCTGCCTTTCAACCCGGCAAACCATGAGGACGCACCATTATGAGCGGCGGACACTTTAACTACAAGCAGCACACGCTGCTGGACATGGCAGATGACATAGGTAGCGAGATACTGACCAACGACAGCACCGAGAAGAATGAGTGGGGCAACAACATTGGCAGTCACTATAGCCCTGAAACTATTGCCGAGTTTAAGAAGGCAGTGAAGGCACTGAAGCTAGCTTACGTTTACGCACAACGCATTGACTGGCTGCTGTCTGGTGACGATGGCGAGGATAGCTTTCACAAACGCTTAAAGGCACAACTAAAGGAGTTGACATGACAACAAACACAGGAGGCCCAGCGTTTCCGCGCAACATCCTAGACCACGGACACGGCGTTACTACTACCCATGAATCAGGCATGACCCTGCGCGATTACTTTGCAGCGAAGGCGATGGAGGGGATGTTGGCCTATTCCTACTTACACCCATTAAGCATGGAGGATGGGTGTGCCCGTGACGCCTATGATATGGCAGACGCAATGCTGAAAGCGAGGAAAGCATGACACAACCAGAAGCCTTGCGGCTGGCTGACTGTCTGGAAACAGAAAAAGTTGGCGCAATACTAGGCGACTCAGCCGCCGCCGAACTGCGCCGACTCCATGAGAGCAATCAAGAATTGATAGCGGCGTTGAAAGAAATGCTTGACGGTGAAAATAAATCATTTCGTGAACTGTGTGAACAGGCCCGTGCAGCAATTGCGAAAGGAGAAACCAAATGAAAGACGATGAAGTAAAAGACCTGTTCGCATGGGGCTGGGGTGACACTGCCGTTGCCATCGCGGTCGTGTGTGTGATCTTGGTGATTGGCTTTGTTGTGGGATATGTGATATGACAGGATTTGATTCAAAGCGCCAAGCAGCAAAAGCCAAGCTGGACGATGACGATGCACAAGGCTACATCGCAGACTACGAAGCGGCTCTGAAGATTGCATACGAGATCGGTTTTGAAAACGGCAAGAAAGCACAGCCAGAGCAGGAGCCTGTGGCGTGGGTTTGTTATGGAGCACCGGGAAAACGCGATATTGACTTTGAGGAAGCCGACATTAACGGACTGCCAATCGGGACTAATCTTTACACCACCCCACCAACAGCACAGCGCCCGTGGGTAGGGCTGACGAACGAGGAGATTGACAGTTGTTGGTATCAGTCTGGAGGAATAACACCTGGTTTTGCCCGTACCGTGGAAGCCAAACTGAAAGAAAAAAATGATCACTGAAGACGATGAGTTTGAGCGCATCGAACGTGAGATTAAATGGCGTCTGGACAGCACCAGATCAACGGTAGTGGCTGATGATTATTATTGGATACCGATTGACCAAGACACTCCGACAAGCATGAAAATCTTGCTGCTTGGGCGATCAGGTGTAGCTACGATGGGACACTATGAACACACTCCGGGTACGCAATTTTGGCAATTTTGGGCTCCGTTGCCAAGGAAGCGCCCTTGAAACGTCCCACCCAAAATCTTGAGGTGGTGTATACAATCAAACTCAGCAAAGAACAGCGCATCAAACTATTGCAGTTGGGTGGCCCATCTTGGATAAGGAATCAAATTGAACGATCTACCAAACTTTGCAGCTTGGGAGCGTCAGACGCTGGACAGGTTCGCCTTGGACGCTTACCTAAGACTTCAAGCGCAACAGGAAGCACTTGAGCAGCTAAGGGGTGACTTGCGGGATGCCATGAATTTACTTAGGACAAAAACAACGCACGTTCGTCTTGACGGCGTTTGACTAATCCTGGCAGAACCTTACCACCGCCCCTGGTGAACTTTAGGAACTCATCTGTCGCCGCTTCAATCTCACCCCGCAGAACCTTCTGACGGAGGGTGCTACGCTGTACGCCTCCCAGACCAAGGTTAAAGCCAAAACTGACAAGAGCATCGTTTTGACCTTGGGTAAGTACCATAGGAAAAAGTTTGGCGATGCCAGCTTCAAATCGGATGAGATCAGCACTAAGGATTCCATCTACTTCATCCTTGGAAAACGTCCGGTTATGTTCTGGATGCAATGAGTAAGAGTCTCTTTGATCCAAAGGTAAACGACCCTGAATGGGATAGAGAACATGACCTACTCCTATTGTCCAGAGTCGAGCAGGGCAACGGTATGGCTTGTATCTGACACCTTCATGGTGCTTGATCATGTCCTTGCACCGTTGAGAGACTTTCAATCTTTTCCACCTTTAAATGCCCTGCCACCAAAATGAAAGCTAATGATCGAAGCAAAGATCAATTGGGTATCGGTATCCCACAGTTTCTCAATCAGCACATCAAAAGAGATCCCATGATTCCAGGCATAGACAAACCCACCGATCTCAACAAAAGCAAACAGCAGGAAGAAACCGTATGTCAGCAATGGACGTACACCTGACCGTAGGTTGACCATCCACTGTGATGCACCCTGACCTATGGCAATGTCGTGAGCATAGATAGCAGTGCGTTCCGATGCCTCTGCTTCTATCATCTGGCCTTCTATTCTGATCTCTTCTACCCTTTGCTGTGCTTCAAAGCCTGCTTTGCGGAGTTCTAGTTCACGCTCAATCTGGAGTTGGGCCATTGCCATCTCATGCTTCTTGTCAGCACGGTCCTGAAAGAAACCCAACAGCTTGGGTAAACCACCAGCCAGAAAGCTGATCAGGGTTGATAGTAGGGTCAGCATGATTAGCCTTTCAGATCAAAACTAAGATTGGCATGGCGGGGGTATTGAACGACTCGCTCACCCTCTGGGCATTTGTATTTGATCGTTGCCAACAGCGTTGCTGTACCCAGCGCAATCTTTTCTTTTCGCACCATAGTCAACTGGTAGGTAAACGTGTCAATCTGTGGCCCTGCTGGGCCGCTGAACTTGCTTGCCGTTGTCGTTGCCTCATGCACCATGCCTGCCGCATCCCTAATGCTTGGCGTAAAACTTTCAACAGAGCAGTCATCGCGCTTTTTGATTCGGGCCACTGTGACGTTGATGGGCTGTCCAGCGGCTGCTGTGATCTTAAAATGCTCTGGCGCCCACTCCAATATAGCCCGGTCAAACCAGCCAAACTTGTCTGCCAAGGTGTAACCGCCGCCAATGGCTGCAATGCTTGCTGCAACGGCTCCTATGGCTTTTGTAAGGTCAATCATTTCTTCCAGAACTGGACAAGTGAATAGACAATAGCTGCTGCTGCCCAAATGCCAACGCCACGGTTAACCCACTGATCGACTTTGCGGTCAACGCGCTGCAATGCAGCATCATGGATGCCAATCTTGACCTCCACGTTTCCGATGCGTTCGCCCTGGGTAGCCTGCCGTTCCTCGAACAAGATCAGCTTGCCAACAGCATCGGTCAGCTTGTCAACCTTGCTTTCAAGGCGTCGGAAATCATCGTCAGTCATCTGAATGTCCCGTTGTTGATAGCATCTAGCAGGCGCTTGCCGTACTTTTCTACCGCCGCCTTGGTGATGACGTACTCACCGCCCTGCAAAGCACCGTAGCCATCGTCTGGAGCAGGGGCGCGGCCCATCAGACGGTCGGGTGTGACCATGCCGCCTTGGTTGTAACCCAGATCAGAAGCAGATTCAGGACTGCCGCCAAATTCACCAGTGCCAACGCCGCCACCAAAACCGCCACCAGCGCCAGCAGGACTGCCACCAAATCCGCCGCCAAAAGTGTCCAAAGCCGTTCCGGTAACAGATGGCTGCGACACTGGTGAACTCATAGCTTCATAAGCCATAGGGGCCAAACCCGTCCCAGTAATACTTGGTTGCTCCATTGGGCCACCAACGGTAGGGCCACTAAAGCCTAGCCTGTCGCCGCTGTCGTCAACGTAATTATCAACGGTTGGCGCATCGTACAAGCCTTTCTCACTAGCCTGAAACCCCTGCCTAGCCACATCCATCGCCGCATTCGCAGGCGCAAGCTGTGAAGCCTCGTAGGCGGACATACCTGCGTTGGCTAACCTTCCAATGTTGAACGCCGCACCAACACCGGGAACCATGCTAAGACCAAAACGCGCCCCTGGCGACATATTGTTATAGAAATCCCGAAAGCTAGACCTATCTTGCGCTGGGCCTAACCCCATTGGGCCAGATGGCGGGGCGTTACCAACGCCTTGATAGCCCTCGCCACCCATCATGTTCTGCCGCTGACGCTTACGCAGCATCTCGTTGAAAGCATTGAGGTAGTACATATCAAGCCTTGGGTGTTACTGTGGGCCTATCATGGCGTTTTGGTTTGGCTGGTTGGTAAATGTTGGCAAACCCATCAAAGAACGCAAAACTGCCTCATTGCTACCCGCCAGCGCGTTAACGCCCGGACGATTGTAAGTCGGGATAGCGCGGTTTTGGGCAAACGGAGACATCAAGTAGCTTCGTGCTGCGCCTGAAACCATTTGCGGTGCCAATGCGCCAGCAACAGCGCCTATACCTGCGCCGTATGGGCCACCTAAAGCGTTGCCGCCTAAACCTCCAACCCCCATGCCAACGGTATTCATCATGGTTTGAGCGCCGGGGGTTCCCATAGTTCCTGGTGGCGTCATAACGGGCCGCGCAATGTTTGCAAAACGCGCTATCAAATCCAAGTCGCCGCTAAAGTATCGGCCTCTGGTCTGCAAATCATTTGCTAATGTTCGCGCATTAACAGACCCGCCACCTTCCACAATTGCATCTTCTACAGAATGAC